TTGTTGGGAGCATTGCAAACCCAACTTCAGTCTTCAGAGCCTCAAGTCGATTTGGAGCGCCTCTACCATGAGGACCCTATCGAGTGGGTGAGGCAAAAGGAAGTCATGCGGGAGCGACAAGAGAAACTCGGTGCTATTCAATCCGAACAGCAACGATTGTCTCAAGTGGCCCAGTATGAACAGCAGCGCGCCATGGAAGCCCAACTTGCAAGCCAGCAAGAAGCTCTATTGGCAGCCTTACCTGATTGGAAAGACCCCAAGAAGGCAAAGGCCGAGAAGGCGCTGGTGATTGAGTCTGCGAAGGCAGCAGGCTTTACCGATGAAGATTTGAAGAGCGTTTACGACCACCGACTGGTTTTACTGCTGCGTAAAGCGGCACTGTTTGACCAGATGGTAAGTAAACGCCAAGGCATTAAGCCTGTGGTGAACAATGGCCCACGAACAGCCAAGCCTGGTGCAGCTGGTCGGGTTTCGACAACAACTGAGAGTACGCGAGCAAAGCAGCGTCTTGCAAAAACTGGTCGCATCGATGATGCGGCTTCTGCAATTGAACTTTTATTGAAATGAGGAAATTATGGCTATCGTAAGTAACACGTTCTTGAGTTACTCTGCAAAGGGTATTCGGGAAGATTTGAGCAATATTATTACAAATATTGCGCCTTAATTTGAGGGCCGTTGCAGAGTAATTTGCAATTGACACTAGGAGAATTGCTGGGAACCCCTAACGGATAGGCAGCCGAGGGCAATCAGCAGCCGAGCCTCGAAAGAGGAAGGTTCAACGACTAGATCGAAAGATCGTAGGACCAAGTGGTCCGAAGCACCTAGCCCCACGAAAGTGGGTGAAGATATAGTCTGATCTGCATAGAAATATGCAGTCCCGTAAGGGAGGTAAGGTCTAACGAATCTTGCTCAACATAGATGGAAGAAACGCCTTATATGTCAAACATTGGCCGTGAAAACGTGTCCAATGCTCTGTTTGAATTCCAAACAGATACACTCGCCTCAGCTGCCGCAAATGCACAGCTTGAGGGTGACGATGTCGCATCGTTTGACGCTGTGACTGCAACTGTGCGTATGCAAAACTATGCGCAGATTTCACGCAAGACAATCATCTTGTCAGCCACTGAAGAAGTGGTCAACAAGGCAGGAAGGCGCTCAGAATTAGCCTACCAAATTTCTAAAAGGGCGAGCGAGCTAAAAAGAGACCAAGAATTTGTCATGCTCAATGGCGGCATTGCTGTCGCTGGTGACTCGACAACTGCCCGTGTGACTGCTTCTTTGGGTGCGTTTATCAAGACGAACACAGACAAGCAGACCAATGGTACTGATCCATCTTATACAACGCTGCCAAACAGCGCCCGTACAGATGGCAATGTGCGCACATTCACTGAAACCATTCTCAAGAATGTGATTCAAAAAGTGTGGACACAAGGTGGTACACCTAAGATTTTGATGTGCGGTCCTGTTAACAAGCAGCGCGTGTCAGGCTTCTCTGGTATTGCCTCAAGCCGTTTCAACATTGATGGAGGAGCAAAGCCTGCAACCCTAGTGGGTGCGGTCGATATCTACGTTAACTAATGGCGTCGATAAGCAGTAATGCTTATTTGTAACTAGGTGAATTCGGTGAACCTCCTAACTGTCAGGCCGGACAGAGGACAATACCGAGCCAAGCCGAGAAATCGGAAGGTGTAACGACTAGAGGCGGGAGCCTCGTAGGACCAAGCGGTCCGAAGTGCCTAGCCCCTCATAATGAGGGTGAAGAGATAGTCTGATCTACCAAGTAACTGGTAGCCTCGAAAGAGGGATGAGAGAATAGCGAATCTCATTTAACATTGATGCAGTGATTTCGGCAATGTGCAAGTGATTGCAAACCGCTTCCAACGTGAGCGTGATGCATGGGTGATTGATCCTGACTACGCCAAGATGACAGTGCTGCGCCCTTATCAGCAAGTCGAATTGGCCAAGACTGGCGATGCTGAAAAGCGTATGCTGATCGTGGAGTGGGGTCACAAGGTGACTTCTGAGCTGGCCCATGGTTTGGCCGCTGACTTGATCACTTCTTAATCGAAGGTAAACGGAAAGGGCCAGGGAAACTTGGCCCTTTTTTTAAAGATGATTCATAAAAGACTATTTAGCGAAAACAAAGAACAAGGCATCAAACGAATCTGGCATGAAAACCCAGAGACTGGCGATGTAACCATTGAGACCCAACAAGATGTGACTGCCGTTATTGAGGCCAACAAGGCCATCTATAACGCTGTAGACGAGAAGGCCAACTGGACCGGTGAGTGGCACTTGGTGGCATCCATCCCCGAATCCCTTTATTACAAGATGAAGGCCGAGGGCAAGATCGATGACCAGGAATATATGAAGCGCTGGCTCAACGACTCCGACAATCAATTTTTTAGAACTCGCCCTGGGAAAGTATGAACTACATTGCTGTATGCACACCGGCCCGTGATCAGGTCCACACGAATTACACATATTGCATGGTCAATATGGTGGCGTATCACACACTCAACACCACAGACGCAATCAGTCTGAAATTGATGCAAGGCACGATTATCCAAAACCAAAGGGCTGACCTTTGCTTGGATGCCATGGCCGAGGGCTGCACCCACATCCTTTTCATTGACTCTGACATGACCTTTCCACAGGACATGGTCCAGCGGCTCTTAAAGCACGACAAAGAGATTGTGGCTGCCAACTGCGCCAGGCGCAGAATGCCAACCGGCCCGACAGCTCAGAACTATGATGAGAACGACAAGCGAGTACCGGTCTACACCATGCCAGAATCCACTGGATTGGAAGAGGTGGGGAGCATTGGAACAGGCATAATGCTGATCAAGCGCGAGGTGTTTGAGTGCATGAGTGAGCCATGGTTTGATATGCCGTGGCAGACCACACGGGGCTACATGGGTGAGGATGTGTTCTTTTGTAAGAAAGCTCAAGAGCTTGGCTACAAAATCTACATCGACCATGATGTCTCAAAGGAAATTGGCCACATTGGCACATTTGAGTTTCGCCATGACCACACCTGGATTGTGAAAGAGGAAATGGAAAAAGAGGCCCAATAATGGCACTGACGACATACACAGAGCTGAAGACATCCATCGGTGACTGGCTCAACCGGTCTGACCTGACTTCAGTCATTCCTGACTTTATCTCTCTGGCCGAGGCACAAATCGAAAGAACACTGCGCACCAGGCAGATGATCATCAGGGCCAATGCGTCTTTTGATGCGTCTTATGGCGCTGTGCCTGCTGACTTCTTGGAAGTCAAATCTTTAAAGCTCACAAGCACAAACCCGATCACGCCAATGACCTATTTGAGCATTGATGCGCTTGACAACGAGATTGCCAAGTACACGGCCAGTGGCAGACCCAAATTCTTTGGTGTTGTTGGTGATCAATTCAGAATCGTCCCAACGCCAGACGCCAATTACACGACTGAGCTGATCTATTACGCAAAGTTGACAAAGTTATCAAGCAGTGTGGCCAGCAATTGGTTATTGACTGCAAACCCTGACATTTATCTGTATGGAGCATTACTTCAGGCTGCACCATACTTGCAAGATGATGCGAGAATTCAGACATGGGCAACGCTGTATGAGCGTGCTTTAAATGATGCGCAGACTGCCGATGATCGTGCGTCTTCATCTGGTGGCACGCTGTTAACCCGTGCAAAAACTTTTGGATAAATAACCATGTCAAATGAAATTGCAAAATCTGTAGACACTGTGGCAGCCGGCCTAGTGGCCAAAACTCAAAACCAATCATTTGCACGCGCTGGTGGCATTTACTTCTTTGAATGCATTGGCGCTGATGGCCAAGTCAAGTGGACTGGAAAGTCACACAACCTGGTAGTCAATGAGGGTCTGCAAAACATGGTGGCGGCTTATTTAGACGCGGCCACACAGACCACAACTTGGTATTTGGGATTGATCACTGGACCAGGCTCTGGGACAACGATTGCAGCTGCTGACACTTTGGCATCACACGCAGACTGGAATGAATTCAGCAATTACAGCGGCAACCGAAAGGCTGCCACATTTGGCACGGCCACAACGGCTGACCCATCTGTAATCAGCACATCAAGCACTTCATTTTCAATCAGTGGTGCAGGCGGTACAGTGGCCGGTGCATTTTTAGCAAGTGTGGCCACCGGCACATCCGGCATTCTTTTCTCGGCCTCTGACTTTCAGTCACCAGGCGACAGAGCTGTTGTGTCTGGCGATACATTGAATGTGACTTATACATTTTCCCTTGACGCTACTTAAAGAGGTCATTAGATGGCTTTAGTGCTTGCGGATCGTGTCCGAGAAACCACGACAGTCACAGGGACTGGGACTGCAACACTTTTAGGTGCTGTCTCTGGCTACCAATCGTTTGCTGCGGTGGGAAATGCAAACACGACCTACTATGTCATTGCCAACCAGTCGGCCTCTGAGTGGGAGGTGGGCATTGGCACATACACAGCCAGCGGGACTTTACTGTCGCGGGATACAGTGCTGTCATCGAGTAACAGTGGGTCTTTAGTTAACTTCTCAGCAGGCACAAAAGATGTGTTTGTGGACTACCCAGCAGGCCGTGCTGTTTATGAAGACGCATCTGGCAATATTGACAGCTACCCCATCACAGGCGGCACAATCAACGGCACAACAGTTGGAGCAACAACCCCTGCGGCTGGTACGTTTACGACGCTTACTGCTACTGGACAGACTTCTTTGGGTGGTGATGCAAGTAATCCATCTTTTCGTGCAAACGCTGTATCAGGTGTCACAAGGTGGATTGAGGCTAGTGGGTCTGTTTCTGGAACTCCACAATTTTCGGCTTCGTCTACAGGTTCAGCCACAGGAATAAATTTTGTTACTCGTGGTGCTTCTGGCTTTAACTTTTCAACAAATACAAGTGCTTCAACTGTTCAATTAGCCGTAACCCACACCGCATCAGCAGTCAATTACGTTCAGGTGACTGGTGCGGCTACAACAAAAGCAGTTATTCAATCTTCTCAAGGTTCTGACTCAAACATTAGTTTTGTTACACAGACCAAAGGAACAGGAGCAATAGACCTAGCCGCAGGTAGTTCAGGGGTGAATATCTCTAA